TTGTCGGAGTTGGGTTGGTGGTATTCGGGTGCGTTGTTGGCGGTGGAGAACAACAACCACGGGTTGACAACGTTGAAAGCTGCTCAACGGTACGGGTACAAGAATCTGTTTCGTCAACGCAAACTGGGTGTCCGTCATCCTGTTGCGGGTGAGGTGTTGGGGTGGCGTACCACCACAGCGTCGAAGCCGTTATGTATTGACGAGTTGGCTGGCGCTATTCGTGAAGGTTCGGTTGAGATCCCGTGCGAGTTCACGATCGGGGAGTTGCGTACCTATGTGCGTGCCCCTAATGGGCGCACACATGGGTCGCCTCATGATGACCGTGTGATGTCGTTGGCGATTTGTTGGCAGATGCTCAAATATGTGTGGCTCCCTGAGTACGCGGTTGAATCTGAGGCACCCCGATGGTCGTTGGATTGGTGGGCTAAGAACCTTGTTTCGAACGAGTTTGCGTTCGAACGTGTACCTATTGGTGCGTACAACTCGCGTTCTGGAAGGTAACACCGCCATCTACCTATGATGGCCTCCACAATCTGCTCTGAGTGCGGTGAAGGTTTCCAACAATCTTCCGCACGTTCAACCTGTTTCCGATGTCATGTGTCAACGATCCGTTTGGGTTTCACACATGGCAAAGCCGACTTTCATGGTGAAACGTTTCGTGAACGTCAGGTCGAGCAGGAACGTGTTGCTGCTGCTGCGGGGATCAAAGCGGAACGTGTTGGGGAGCGTTGGGTCTGATGTGGAACGCAATCGAAGTACTTGGGGCTGCAATCATCGCAGGCCCATCGATGTGGTATCTGCGACGGTTTGATCGTCGCAACACTGATCAGCACGCCGAAAACTTTACGGTTTTGTCCTCGATCAAAACTGGGGTGGAACGGATCGAAACCCGTTTGGACGGCCATTTGGAATGGCATGCCGAAGCCCCTGCTATCCCAGCACCTGTTCTTAAACCTGTTCCTCGTAAACGAAAGTTGGAAGCATCATGAACATCCTTCTGTCACGCCTCATCCCATTTCTCTTGTCCCGCAAGAAGGCCATCGCTGGTGTCGTCGCACCACTCGTTGTGTCCGCAGCGTTGCATTTCGGGTTTCATGTTGACATCAACACAGCAACGACTTTGATCGTTGCAGTGTTCACAGGGTTAACGGTTCATGAGTCCACAAACTTGGCGGGCTGATGGCACGCCCATCGAACGTTGAAGTTCTGGGTCGTTACCGCAAACGTGTTGAGGTAGCCAAAAATTGGCGGCGTGAAGAAGGGTACGATGACACTTGGCATCGTCTGATCGACATGTACCGTGGCAAGCAGTACGAGTACGCATCCCCTGAGGATCGTATGACGGTCAACATTTCGTTTTCAACGGTGAACGTGATCGCCCCAAGTGTGGCTGTGAACTATCCGAAGATCACGGTGAACGCTGCGAAACCTGAGGATGCGCCACGCGCCATCATCACTGAAGCGGTCATCAATTACTGGTGGAAGCATTACAAGGTGCGCCCACAGTTCCGTCGATCAGTCAAAGATTTCCTGATCGTCGGTCATGGTTGGCTGAAATGTGGGTACAGGTATGTGGAAGAAGCGAAGGTCGGTTCGGACGATGACATCAACGATGCTGAAGCGCCTGGTGGTACGTCTACTTCTACCACGGTGGTGATTGAGGATCGTCCGTTCGTGGAACGTGTGAGTGTGTTCGACATTTTTGTTGACCCTGACGCCACTTCAATGGAGGATGCCCGCTGGATTGCTCAGCGCATCAAGCGGCCTTTGCAAGAGGTGAAGACTGACAAACGGTATTTGGCGTCGACACGCAGCGAGATCAGTGTGTTGGGTGCTGGTGTTTCCACGGATCGTTATCACACTGCTGAGAAAGTGGTTGATGAGGATCAGGGTTATGTGGAGGTGTGGGAGTTTTATGACATTGTGAAGAACACGATGTGTGTGTTCGCTGATGGGGCTGACGGCTTTTTGGTGAAGCCAATGCCGATGCCGTACGCGTTTGGTCACCCGTTTTTGATGATCCGCAACTATGACGTTCCTGACCAGTTTTACCCGATGGGTGATCTGGAAGCGATTGAGCCGATGCAACGCGAGTTGAACGAAACCCGTACACAGATGATGAATCATCGTAAACGGTATGCACGCAAGTACCTGTTTCGTGAATCGTCGTTTGATACAGCTGGTCGTGGCGATCTGGAATCTGATGTTGACAACGTGATGGTGAAAGTCATTGGTGATGAACCGTTGTCAAATGTGGTTGTGCCGTTCCCTTCGGTGATGACCCCACCAGAGTTTTACAACCAGTCACAAATGATTCAGGGTGATGTTGCCAACGTCAGTGGTGTGTCGGAGTATCAGCGTGGTGCGTTGCCTGAGATTCGTCGTACTGCTACTGAGGCGTCGATTGTGCAGGATGCGTCAAATGCGCGTGCTGCTGACAAGTTGGCAACGATTGAAGCTGCGATTGGTTTGGTTGCACAGAACCTTGTTGCTTTAGCCCAAGAGTTCATGACAGGGGAGCAGGTTGCTCGTGTGGTCGGCAAGGATGGTGCCCCGTTGTGGGTGACGTTCGATGCGGATTACATCAAAGGCGAGTTCGATTTTGAGGTGGAAGCTGGTTCCACTCAACCGAACAACGAGTCGTTCCGTCGCCAGTCTGCGTTGCAGCTGGTTGATGCTTTGGCCCCGTTCGCTCAGGCTGGTGTGATCAACATGGAGAAGTTGGCTGCACGGGTGATGCAGTTCGGTTTCGGGATTAAAGATCCTGAGTCGTACATCATGGCCCCACCACCACCTCCTGGTGCTGATCCGAATGCACCGCAGGGTATGCCACAAGACCCTAATGCACCGCAAGGTATGCAACCTGAGGGCGCGCCACAGCAAGGTATGGATCCTGCTGCTGCCGCCCAGCTGGCTGATCTGATTCATCAGCATCAGCAATCTGGTGCGTAGGTAACAGAACTTTCCTTTGTTGAGCAACCCAATCGTGGGACTCGGTAAGGAGTTGGGCGTGTCTGACACGTTTGAAGATGAAGTCCTTGAAGACGACCCCACTGATGGTGGACAAGTTGACGAAGCGGATGGTGCTGACCTTGTTGGTGATCTAACCGATCTTGACATCGAGATGTACCGCAACCATCAGGTTGCTGTACAAGTCGATGGTGAGGAACGAAAGATTCCAATCAGCGAAGCGGTTGCTGGTTACCAACGTCAAGCGGATTACACCCGTAAAACGCAAGAGTTGGCTCAGCAACGAACAGAACTTGGTTGGGCTGCGGCTATACGCAGTGCATTGGATAACGACCCGCAAGGGACGATCGAACTGTTGCAATCACATTTTGGTGTCGCTAATGCTGCACCAACAGTGTCGTCGCAAACAGAGGATCGTATGCCTTGGGATGACGACCCTGCACCTGTGGATGCTCGCACAGCGAACCTTGAAGCTCGCTTAGCGAGGTTTGAGGAAGCACAAGCCACAGCAGATTTGCATGCTGAGGTTGCCCGACTCCAGTCCAAATATGGTGCCGATTTTGATCCGCAAGAAGTGGTGCAAGCAGCAGTGTCTGCGAACTCCACCGATCTGGAAGCAACTTTCAAACTGATCGCTTTTGATCGTGTCATGTCTCGTCAAGGCAAAGCAGCCAAAGCTGCTGTAGTCGACGGTGAGAAGCAAGCCGCTAAACGGGTTGCTGGTGATGCGGTGTCAAGCGGTGCAGCGTCAAAAGGTGTTTCAGATAACGCACCAATCCTGTCTATCGCTGATGCGTACCGTGCCGCTAAACGGTCGGTCGCCAACTAAGTCTCGGAAGGACTTTTCATGGTTTCCCCAAACACAAACTTTGATGCACTACTCACTACCACCCTTGCCAAGTATCGCTCACGCCTCACTGACAACATCTTCCTCGACCGCCCACTGACCCAGTGGCTGTTCGCGAAGGATCGCATCCGTTTCGATGACGGCGGTACGAAGATCGTGGAGCCTCTCATCTACGGTTCGAACGACACCGTTCAGACCTACTCAGGTTACGACCCCATTGCACTCACCCCACAAGAAGGTATCTCTGCCGCAGAGTTCGACTGGAAGCAGCTTGCTGGTTCGGTCGCAATCAACGGTCTTGAGGAAGCGAAGAAT